AGATCTGCCGGAAACCCTGCACGAGCCGCCTGACGGAACACTGAGGCCATGAGCGATACCCGGATCCAGCTGATCATTGAGGCCGTGGGCAAGGTCGACGACGCCTTCAACGGGCTGAAGCGCCACTTGAAGGACTCCCAGGTCGAGACGGAGCGGCTGAACACGAAGACGACCGATCTGACGTCCAGCATCGGGCGCCTGGCGGCCTCGTTCGTCAGCCTGGCGACCGCCCTGGCCGCGGTGAAGAACGGGATCTCCTACCTGGCCAGGATCGAGACGGCGACCCTCGGCATCGCCTCCGCCTTCATGACCGGCGGCAAATACATCGACCAGACGAGCCAGAAGGCCCTGGCCGCCGGGGACGCCCTGAAGGCCGCCCAGGGGGATGCCCGGAAGATCATCGAGGAGCTGCAGTACGCCAACCTGCAAACGATCGCCACCCTGGACGAGCTGGTCAACGCCTACCAGGTGACCCTCCCGGTTGCCCTGGCCAAGGGATTCAACCGGCAGCAGGTCAAGGAATTTACCGTGGCGATGGTCCAGGCCGCCGGCGCCATCGGGCTCCAGATGAACCAGCTGGGGGAGGAGACCCGCTCCCTCCTCACCGCCGCCATCGATCCCCGGAACAGCCGGATCGCCACGGTCCTGGGGATCCGGAACGAGGACATCAACAAGTTCAAGGGGGATGCGGACGGTCTGTTCAACTTCCTCATGGACAAGCTCTCGGCCTACCGCGTCGCCGGCGTCGAGGCCCAGAACACCTGGGCTGGTCTCTGGTCCAACTTCAAAGACATCCTGTCGCAGTCCCTGGGAAAGGGCATCGAGCCCCTTTTCGACGCCCTCAAGACGGAACTGAAATCGGTCGCCGATTCCATTGTCGTCATTGACGACCAGGCGAAGAAGATCCGCTGGAACCCCCAATTTCTGGAAGGGGTCAACAACTTCCGGGACGGGCTCCAGGCCTGCATCGCCGAGGTTTACCGCCTGGGGATGCTCCTGGACAAGCTCGGCGGCTCCTTCGCCGCTGTCATGCACAACGTCACCCTCTCCGGCTTGAGGGGGAACGACCGCTGGACCAAGATGAACGACGAGTACCGCGGGCGCTACATGGCATCCGAAAAGGCCCTGCAGGACATGGCCATGCGGTCGATGGGCTGGAAGCCCGTCACGGCGGAGATTGACAAGCAGATGCGCGAGGCCGCGGCGCAGGGAAAGAAGAAGTTCGAGCAGCTGCAGGTCGATGTCGGCGGCGAGGATCCCGGTACCCGGCAGCTTCTTCGCTACTACCGGGATGCCGGGGCCGGCGGGAAGACGGGATGGGACACGAATCCCGGCCGGCAGGAAAAGGACAAGGGCGCGGCAAAGCTGGCCAAGGAATGGCAGAACACCCTCCGGGATCTGAATGCGGATATCGCGAAGGATGGTCTCGACGAGCTCGAGCAGAAGATGGTCGATATCGGCAAGAAGATGGAGGAGCTGCGGGCGAAGTTCAAGAACGTGGGCGGGGCGAACGATGAGATCGCGAAAGCCCAGGCCGCCCTCGAAAACAACGCGGTCACGCAGGCCGCCCGGAAGGATTTCGACGAATACCTCAAGGGCCTGGAGACGGAGAAGAAGATCATCGAGGAGGCTGAAAAGAAGCACCGCCAGGTCCAGGCCGCCCGCGAGGCGGACATCAAGAGCCGCCTGGATGAGCTGGACGTGGCCGAACAGGAGGGAACAGCCCACGCCCAAACGCTGGAGGAACGGATCCGCCTCACCCGGGAGCTGATCGCCCTGCAGGGAAAGGGGCTGGAGGCTCTCAATAAGGAAAAGGACCCCACGGCCTGGTACGCCCAGGAAACGGCCCTCCGGGCGTCCCGGAAGAACCTCCTTGCCCTGAACGCCGAGATCGATCCCATCCGGACGAAGCTTCGCCAGTACGGAGAAGAGGCGGCCAACGTCGGGAAGAACCTGGGAGACGCCTTCACGAGAGCGTTCCGCAGTGCCGAAGACGCCCTGGCCGACTTCGTCGTGACAGGGAAGAGCAGCTTCACCGACCTGGTGAATTCGATCCTGAAGGACCTGGCGCGGATCGCCATTCAGAAGACCATCACGGCGCCCCTGGCCAACGCGCTCTCCGGCATCAACTGGGGCAGCCTCTTCAGCAGCATCTTCGGCTCCGCCCAGGGGAACGTCTTCCGCGGCGGACGGATCGTCCCCTTCGCAAAGGGCGGCACCATCGCGTTCAATCCGACCCTGTTCCCGATGGCCAACGGCATGGGTCTGATGGGGGAAGCCGGCCCGGAGGCGGTGCTTCCCCTGACGAGGCTGTCCAATGGGAACCTGGGCGTCCAGGCGAGCTCCTCGCAGCCTTCGTCCGTCAAGGTTGAGATCAAGAACGAGTCCGGCCAGAAGCTGGCCGTGACCAACAGCGAAGCCTCCTGGAACGGCCAGGAACTGATCGTCTCGGTATGGCTCGACGCCTTCCAGAGGAACGCCTTCGGCCTCCGGACGGCCCTGGGAGGATAGCGAAGTGGCAAACTGGCCCTCCATCGCCAACCCCGACTTCGGCTTCAAGGAAACGGTCTACAAGCCGCAGATCCGCCAGGAGTTCGAGGCCAACTACGTCCAGAGCCGCCCCCGATCGACACGGGCCTTGAAGCGCTGGGAGCTGGCCTGGTCGCTGATGCCCGAATCGGATTACCAGGCCCTTCTCGCCTTCTTCACGGCCAACCAGGGCAACACCTTCACGTGGACCCATCCCGTCAGCGGGACTTCCTACACCTGCCGCTTTTCCATGGATACACTCGAATCCGACGTCGTATTCACTGGCTGGCGGGAGGTATCCGTCCCAATTGAGGAGCTCTGATGCCGCTCTCCCTTTCTTCCATCGCCGTCGAGGAAAAGAATAAGCTGGCCACGGACAGCGTTTTCCTCATCTGCCTGGAGATCGCGATCCCGGGCATGGATGAGACGGTCCGTGTCGTCCGGAACAACGAGGATCTGGCCTGGAAGGGGGAAACCTGGGTCGCATTCCCCTTCGAGATTGACGAGATCGGGGATGTGTCAAAGGGCGAGGTCCCCCAGGTCAACGTGCGGGTTTCCAACGTGTCCCGCGCCCTGGAAGCCTATCTGTACGAGTACGACACCTACTGCAAAAACAGCGGCTTCGCGCCCATCACGGTCAAGATCTACGTCGTCAACACGAAGGTCATCCAGGCGAACGGGGATGCGGATCCGGAAGTGGAACACGAGTTTGAGCTGAAGCAGCCAAAGACCGATTCCAAGTGGGCAACCTTCGTCCTCGGAACTTCGAACCCGTTCACCCGGCGGTTTCCCCGGAGCCGCATCCAGAAAAACTTCTGCCGGTACCGCCTGGGCGATGCCCGGTGCGGATATGCCGGGACGGCAACCGCCTGTGACAAGACGCTCACCATGTGCCGGGCGTTGGGCAATTCAACCCGGTTCGGGGGATTCCCCGGGGGCGGATCGGGAGGGCTGAAGATTGCATCCTGATCTTTCCGGTCTGATCGGCATTCCATTCATCCAGAACGGCCGCGATCCGTCCCAGGGCCTGGACTGCTGGGGCCTGTGCCGGGAAGTGTGCAAGCGTTACGGGATCGAGGTTCCGGACTTTCAAATGGCCTGCTACGACGCCTTCCAGATTCACGATGCAGTCATGAGCGAGCGGCCCTTCTGGATTCGGCTGGATGAGCCGGAAGACGGATGCCTGGTCCTCTTCGCCCTGGACGCCTTCGCCCCGGACATCATTCAGCACCTGGGCGTCTACGTCGGTGAAGGAAAAATCCTTCATACCCTGGAAAAGCGCGGATCCAGCTTGATCCGCCTGAATGACCGGTTCTTCGGAAAGAAGATACGAGGGTTTTACCGTTGGAACGGAAACCGCTGATCTCAAACGACCAGGTGCTTGTGACCTGTGTCCGCAATCCCTTTGACCCGCTGGCCCCCGGGAGTCGGGAAACCCTGCTTTTGCGCCCGGGGAAGACCCTCCTGGAGATCATGGGCGAGTTCCAGGAAATCAGTGAGGGGTACGAGATTGCCGTCAGCATCAGCGGTGCCCTTCTGGAAGGGGGGCCGGAGCGGTTTGACCTCCGGCCGAGCGGGGGCATGTCCGTCGTCTTTGCGGCGGTTCCCCAGGGTGGAGGCGGGAACAGCGGCAAGAACCCTCTGCAGACGGTCCTGGCCCTGGTTGTGGTCATCGTCGCAGCAGTCGTCACCTACGGAGTCGGTGGCTATGTGGCCGGGGGTGCTTGGGCTTGGGGTGCCGGCGCTTATGCCGGGGCCACGGGATGGGCAGCCGTGGCCGGGTATGCGGCGGGAATGGCGGTGGCCATTGCCGGGGGCCTGCTCGTCACGTCTCTGTTCCCCGCATCGGCCGCGATGGACTCCCTTACCTCCGCCTCAAGCGATTTAAGCAGCTCTTCGGCAACCTATGGATGGGATGTCGCGGCAAACCCCGTAGAGGAAGGACTTCCCGTCCCGGTCCTCTATGGGACACACCGCGTCACGCCTCCGCTGATCGGGAAATACGTCGAACTGGACGGCGACAATCAATATCTGAATCTCCTGTATGCCGTGGCGGATCATCAGGTAACGGCAATGAGCGGCATCCGTATCAACGAAACCCCTGTTGAGAGCTATTCCGGGATCTCAATGTCTCAGCGCATGGGAACCGTCGATCAGCCCGTCATCCAGTTTTTCGGGGATACGCACACCGATATGCCGGTCTCAGCCCGGCTGACAAGCGCGTCGGAATGGATCACCCGGCGTACCCAGGGGAACGCGGTCCAGGGGATCGGGGTCGGCATCCTGTTCCCGAACGGCCTTTGTTACGCCAACGATGCGGGCGGAATCGACGCCCAGACTGTTGAACTGGAAATCCAGTACCGTAAGGTCGGGGATGACAATTGGACGGCACTTTCTGAATATCACATGGTTGAGGTCGAAGTGCCGAATTACCGGTGGTCCGCCGGATACTACGACGAGACCGGGACCTGGATCGAAATGGAAGAAGGGTCCTCTGTCATTACGGACCACATGGAATGCGATCCCTACACGCCGGACCCGGCCGTCTGGTCATACAACCCTTATACCGACACCTATATCAAAAACGGAAGTATCGGTGCGGATGCTGCCCTCGGTGGCGGCAGCGGGGAAGTGGGCGGCGATTCGTCTGGCTCGTCAGGCTCTTCTGGAACAACAGATGGAGGGGCCGGGGATTCAATGGGCGGAAGCGGAGCAGGCGGGTTCGCATAGAGGGAAACGATGGGCCGATACATTTACCATTGGCGCTGGATTCAGGATGGGACGGTCAAGCAGTTGCAGTCCGTTTCGGAGAATTTTGTCCGGATCTCCGGAGCGACGACCAGCGCCAAGAGAAAAGTCTATACCCGGGACAATCTTCCTGCCGGCCAGTACGATATCCGCAGCCGGTTCAGGACAGTTCCGCCTGCGGGCTCGCGGCACGTCAATGCAACCTATTTCGAGTATTTTGACGAGATCGTCTATGACGATTTCACCTATCCCGGGACGGCCCTCCTGGCCGTTCGCGCCCTGGCCACGGATCAGCTGAGCGGATCGTTGCCGAAGGTGGATGTCCTGGCCACCCGATCCACGGTCCCTGTCTGGACGGGATCGGCATACGAGGACAAGGATGCGAGCAATCCGGCCTGGGCAGCTTATGACATGCTGCACAACTCGGTATACGGCGGCGGGGCGGCCCATTCCCGGATCGACTTTGACGCCTTCCTGGCCTGGGCAGATTGGTGTGATGCCAAGGGCTACAAGGTTCATTTCTACGGTGATTCAATCCTGAATCTCCGGAAGGCCCTGGATGTGATCGCCCTCAACGGCCGGGCCGTCGTGGTCCAGATGGGAAACCGCTTTACGGTCCTGGTGGACCAGCCGGAAACCCTTCCCGTCCAGAGGTTTCTTTTCACCACGGGGAACATCGTCAAGGATGCCTATACCGAAGAATTCCTGGCGATGGATGATCGGGCGGATGCCGTGGAGGTCACCTACTATGACGCGGAATTGGATTACTCCCGGCAGACTGTGGAGATCCAGACTGCAGGCTATGACGCCTCGGACCGGGAAGTCCGGAAATCTTCCATCACCCTGTACGGCTGCACGTCCCGGCAGCAGGCGGCGAACTATGGAAAGTTCCTCCTTCTTTGCAACCGGTACCTGACCCTCACAGCCACCTGGGATGCAGACGCGGACGCCTTGGCTTGCCTTCCCGGGGATGTGGTGGAAGTTGCCCATGACGTCCCGCAGATCGGCTGCTCCGGCCGGGTTGTGGCGGCGACGGCGAACACGGTCCAACTGGATCAGCCAGTCAACATCGAAGCCGGGAAGACCTATCAGGTCACAGTGCGCCATCAGGACGACGATTCCCGCGAAACCCTGGCCATCGGCAACTCCCCCGGGACGACGGACCCCCTGGCCCTCACATCTTC